TTCTTTTAATTTTATATAACCAATACCTTCAGGAGAACCTGAGTGTGCAAAACCAAATCTCAATTCTGCCTGTGATACAGCACTTGTATTATGATTAGCAGCATAAATGAATACAGTTGAACCAGCTCCAGCAGTAGTCGTAACATCAAGAGTACCAGATGGAGATGAAGAGTTAATACCTACAGAACTGAGAGTACCTCCTACTACCACACCATTTGAATTACCTTGAATTAATGTTCCTGCACCAGCATTACCAAAGTAAACACCTTGTCTTGCAGTAACAACACCAATAGAATCTACATTGGTTACGTCTTGCTTGGTTAATGTACCACCAACAGTGACGTTACCTGTAAATACTCCGTCTATTGCATTAATATTTCCAGTAACAGTAGTTGTTCCTACAATCCTAGCACCACTTGCATTAACATTGAACTTTTCTGTTCCTGATGATATGAATGAAAACTCATTTGAGTTGAATGCTGCAATACCAGTATTAGTAGATCCATTAATATAAAGTCCTGGTGCAGAAAGAGATCCTGATGAAATACCAAGAGCTCCACCCATATTATCGCCAGTCTTCTCAAGGAATTGTCCTTGCATATCAAATGGTGAAGCATCTACCCAATATGCAGTAGTACCTAAACTAAGTTTTTCCTCATCGTACCAAATAAATGTTCTTGCAAGTTCATTATTATACCAAAGTTGCCCCAATGCAGGATCAGCAGGAGCACTACCTCCAACACTAGTCGCAGCACCTGCTCCTCCACCACCAGAAATCTGTATATCAACTATAGCTGGATTAGATCCATTTACAAGTATAGAATTACCAGCACCAATAAAGTTAAGAGCTGTAATACCAGCACCAACTACATTTCCACCAGATTGAATACCAACAGATGCAACAATATTTGTACTAACACCAGTAGTGTTTGAAATATCTCCGTGGAAAGCAGTAGCAGTTACAATTCCAAGTACATTTGCACCATCGCTATTAAAAGTACCAATTCCTCCAATAACTGCTGATGCAAGAGTAGAACCATTTGTTACAACAAGTCCTGATCCACCAGAAATATTAGCACCACCATTAGCATCTAATAATCCACTACTAGTGGTTACACCAGTTACTTGTAAATTAGCAGCAGTTAATGTAGTCTTTGCAAATTTTAAATCATTACTATCAACAAGTTCTCCGCTAGTACTAGCATAAACAACTCTATCTGCAGTTAAATCTTCTACCTGAAATGTATTAGCACGACCACCACCATTAATATCAACTATTCCTGTAAATGTAGATACACCTGATTGAACTTCTATTCCACTACCAAACGTAGCAAGTCCAACAAATGTCGATACACCTGTAATATTTAAATTAGCAAATGTATTTGGGCCTGCTTCAATAGCAGATTCAATAGTTGCTGTAGTTGTGGCATCTAATGATGCAATATTTTGTAACTGTCTTGCGGAATTAACTATTGCCGTACTACCCATCGAAATGGTAGTAGCAGAAAGAGTTCCAATAGTACCATCCGTTGATTTCAACGTTGGGATAGTACCTATTCCCGAAATAACAAAATCTGTACCAGCGATTCCTCCGTTCACATGGAGGGTATCTGTTGGTAGAGATGTCCCTATACCAACCCTGCTGTTAGTAGTATTAGCAAGAATGAGGTCGGTTCCTACCTCTAAACCATTCTTTACTACAAAATTCTTGTTTACAGCCATGTTATTTTGGGTTCACTCTCCCCCTATTTTTTATTATTTATAGTCAGACAACTCTAAGTATTACTCTAGGTTCATTAAATTGATTACCACCTAAAGTAGAATCAACAACAGTGACAGATCCACTGGCAAATCCAGATCCACCTCCTCCACCACCTTGAATTTGACCACCAGATCCACCAGATGCACCATTGCCTCCAATACCACCATTACCAATTGCTGCTCCTGCAGTTTCAATAATATTATATCCAGTTTTATATCCTCTAGTTATAGATGAAGAAGTATTAGAAACTATAGATCCATCAGATAATCTGAACTGAACACTTCCTAAATCTTCACATTGAGTCTTTCCTTGCTGAGCCCAATAGATTCCCTTTGGACAAGAGATCATTAATCCACCATTTGGAGGTACGGCCTGACCATCATTTGTATATAATGTAGGAGATTGGAATATAGAACCAAAAGTACCATTAACTTGTGGAGCATAATTAGCAGAACTACCGCCACCACCATTACCACCACCTGATTGTCCTGCCATATTAGGACCACCACCTCTTCCACCTACACCACCTTGCTGACCACCTTTTCCACCTTGACCAACAACAGCAAGTAAAGATGCTTTTCTATACAGTGAAGGAGCACCAATTGAAGTAGATAATCCAGTCAATACATATTCAACATTCTTTTCTAAAGTAAATTGAATCTTACCATATCCACCTTGACCACCAAAAGAAGTTCCATTTGTAAAATTATCATATCCCTTTCCACCATACATCTCCATTTCTACATTAATATTTCTCTCTGGTGAATATAATACATATTCCCTTACAGAATTTGTATTATCCGTTCTAGGATCTGATGACGTAAAAGTAATTTCTCCATTCCTCAAATTAACTGCTGAAAGCGAAGCAGAAGTTGTAATTCCTATTGCTTCAATATTAACAATTGCTTGATCTGTTTCTGATACTACAGTATATCCAACAATATCCGAAGTTAAAGGAGAATTACTTGCTGTTGCACTAACAACAACACCAACTGTATATGCTACACCTACCTTATCAGTATTTAATGTTAAAGACGCAGTTTGAGCACCAGTTACAGTGGTAGTTTTAGTATCATTTGTGTTTGTAGTTGAAGTAGTAGTATATGTAAGAAATGCCCAACCAGAACCAGCACCACGAGACTTCTCATATCTATTATAAGAACCACCATCAAGAGTTGCTAAACTAGTTTTATATGCACTATATCCATACTCACCACCAGTTGCAGATGATCCAGAAGTTCCTGCAGTAGCTGCACTATAAGTAGTAGAATTATATGTAAACGAAGCTCCTGATCCACCTCCTCCACCACCAGCTCCAGTTGATGCAACAGCAGATATACCATTCACAGATGAAAAAGAATCACTATCAGATAAACCATAAAAAATTACACTTCCAGATGTTGGACCTGCATCACCACCATTAGTTCCAGCACCAGATTCACTTGCTCCACCACCGCCAGCACCACCACCTAGAACAATTGCAAGTGTTCCATCAATTGTTACACTAGTAGGAGCACCGCCGCCACCTCCAGATCCATTTAATCCTGTAGAACCAGATTTTGCACCATTACCTCCTGCCAAAGCACTTCCAACAATAGCACCACCAAATCCACCAATACTTTCTGTTCCTACCAATCCATCATTTCCATTCCTACCAACATCAATAGAAACTGTTCTTGCAGATGAACTTGATGGAATAGTAAACCATGCAGTCATTCCATCACCACCATCTCCACCAATGTTTAAATGAGTATTTGCACCTTGACCACCACAACCACCACCAAGATCTAATCTAATATTAGTAGCATTTGCAGGTATAGTAAATGATCCAGTTGTAAATGTTTGTTCCGTTACAATAGTATTGATACCTACTACTTCTACACTCTTCTTTTCAATTGTTCCATTACTTACATTAGTCCCATCAACTTGCCATTGATATGATAAATTTTGCGTATCTCCATTTACATTAGATGCAACATTAAATGTATGACTTGTCGCTATTATTCCTGTAATTGGAATTGGTTGTGTCGTAATTGCAATTTCATCAGCAACAGTTACACTACCAATCCCCGAATTTAGAGGCTCATTGAGTGCATTTCCTGTTTGGTAATATTTCTCATTGGGATTACCAATTAGAAAAGGAACATAATCAGATTCAACATAAAATTGTCTCCCATTATCACCAGGTGTTACTAGATTACTAAGAGTTAAAGTAGTCGTAGCAGTTCCTGCTAATTTTCCACCATCACTTAATTTACCAACACCAACTTCATACCATTGATATGCAATTGACCCTGAATTATCAGCAGCATTAGGAAATGTTGCTGTAGCAATACCTATAAATGATACATTATCACCTGTATTACCCTCTTGATTTGATGGATTAGTTGTAAATGACAGATTTGGACCATTAAGATCCAAATCTGTCTGCTTATTTCTAAAAAGATTTTGATCCATTATTAATTAAAATTTTGACCAGTAACAACTCCAAATAATCCACTTGTACTTAAATTAGCACCGTCTATAATCTTAAATGATATAATATCAGTTCTAGATGGTGTAGATGTAACAATAGGTGCTATTCCTCCAGGCCAAGATACAGGTACAGTTGTTGATGAACCATCCACAAAAGTATCTATACCAACTGTTCTACCTCCAGTTGCGTCCTGAGTAAATTTAACAATAAATGATGAAGATGCAGAAGGAGCATTTGTTACCTTGAAACTACTAATATTAGCAGTTAAAGTATGATTGAATGTCTGTGCAGAACTCAAATCAACTATTGCTACTCCTGCAGCAATTGAAAGTGTTCCTACATTCTCAGAATAAGTCTTAAGTCTTGTATGACCTTCAACATCCAAATTAGCTCTTGCTGATAGAGTTCCAATACCTATTCCACCAGCAGATGTTGCTAGAATAGTTGATCCCGAGCCAATCTTAAGATCAGTTGTAGTAACAACACCAACTGTTATCTTACCAGATGCACTTTGTAAGTTATAATTTACTGATGTGAGAATACCAGTAATATTTACACTATTAGCATCAATCTGATCTACAAATCTTGCATGACCATTTACGTTTAATGTGGTATCACCTGTTCCTACAGTACCAACCTCAAGAAGGAAACTAGGAATTGTACTTCCTATACCAACTCGGCCGTTATTAGTAATATTGGTATTATATGATATAGATGCTCCATAACCAACAGTGTTAGTCCATCCAGTTGCTGCTGCATTTATTCCAGTTAGACCAGAACCATCACCAACAAATTTAGTTGCAGTTAATATACCAGTAATATTAGAATCACCAGTTACATTAAATTTATATCCATTATTAGTGACTCCAATACCAACATCACCAGAACCACTTACAGCAATAAGAGATGTTCCAGCACCTACTTGAAGTGTATTTGTGCCAGGAGTTGTAGTTCCAATTCCTACTTGATCAAATACATTTACATTTGAATCATTAGTAAGACCTACATTACCAAATCTTCTCCACTCATTATCTACACTATAGATCCATCCAGCATATCCACCTTGAGAAGGATCAGAGAAGTATGTAATATCACCAGGATTACCTGCAAGAACAGGAGTTGATCCAGAAAGAGTGTACTTTCTAGATACAGTCTTATCACCTTGTAAGAATAGTGAGTTAGCCTCAAATCCTTCACTAGAATTAACTGTCAACTTATTGTTAACAATAATTGGACCATTAAACTCAGTTGCTACCTTGTTATCAGGACCACCCTCAACTCTAATTGATCTTGAGAATACTCCTTCAGTTGCCCAATTTACATTTAAATCTGCAAGAGTTCCAATATCCTCACCAGTCACTGTCTGTACTGGAGTATCAAATATCTCTTCTTTTCCTGTGATGCTACTTGACTTCTTATTACCAGTGAATGATATACCCTTGGCATTCATACCAGTATAGAAGTTAACACCACCATCCTTACGGATTGACTGTGCTAATAGTTCCTCTTCATTAGTTAATTCTCTATCGTGCTTATCAGGAAGTGCAGTTGAGTAGTTACCTGGACCATATCCAACATATTCAAAGGTATGACCAGATGCACGGATAATAGAGTGTCTTCTAAGTTCAATTGGATTGATAAAGACTCTTCTTACTAGAGAACCATCAATGTGAGTTGCTCTCTTAGAACCCAATACTCCACGGAATACACTTACAGAATCACCTACTCCTGATGGTGCAGTCTTAACTCTTACAATCTCATCATCAACTGTAAAGTAATCACCATTCCTTATATCAAGACTAGATCTACCATTAACTGCTATAGTTTCTGTTGTTGTGTTTGTAACAGCAGCTGCCAATGTGGTTGTAATTCCAGCATAAGATGGAATCATACGACCATTTAAGTTTTCATCATCAACAGTGATTAATCCACCATTAGATGTATAACCATCATGATATGCATAAATTGTTCCTGATGTAGATGGTGCAGTAGCATTAACACCAATATTAACAATGAAAGTAGATAATCCTACATTCTCAGATACAACAAATGAATTATTGTATAGTGCTTGATCTGCACCTACAAATTCAACTACATTATCAACTTTTAAACCATGAACATTTACTGTTGTAACTGTTGCAAGACCAACGACATTGTTATAAACAATTGAACTGACTCGTAATGCCTCACCTGTTAAGTATGAGTATGATCCTGAGACTGCTGTTACTCCAATACCAGTAGTAGAAACTCCACTAATAGCAGATGTAGATGTCACATAGATCTCTTTACCTTCTGTACCAACACCAGTAACTCTATATGTTGAATTATATCCAGCATAGGTTGCAGAGGATACACCAACAACTCTAATAGAATCACCAATATTATCATATACCTTACTTACAGTAACAGTTGATTGACTGTAACCAGTTGTAGTTGCAATACCAACAACTGCTAATGTATTTCCAACATTAAATGAACTACCACCATCCATCAATTCGATAGCAGTAATTCCACCTGTTGGAGCAACGGTAACTTTTGCAGTAGCATTAACACCAGTTACAGAAGCACCTATAGAAACTAAATTAGCATTGTAATATGTTTCTTCGACAGCAGATCCGATACCATATCCAGCTCCACTATTAGCAATACTTACAAGAGTTGCCTTATTTAAACCATGATCAAAACTTGAATGAAGTGTATGTGCAATACCTGTAGTACTAGAAACAATGTTACTAAGTGTAATACCTGTATCAACATCTCTATTAAATTTGGTAAGAGTTTCTTTTGTTACACTTTTCTGAACATCATTAACGACAACCTTACCAATTACATTAGGAACGGCAAAAGAAGTTGTCTCTTCGGGGTCAGATACTGGATTATCCCTATTTGTCTGTGGGAATAATTCCTTAATAGGTTGTGAATACTTATCTCCAGCAAACTCAGTTATTGTAGGAGAGTTTGAAGCATTTACTACTGTTAAGTAATAGATACCATCCTGACTTCCTGCAATAAATTTCTGGGCTTCATGACTTCCTTGGATATAATAAGTATCATTAAATCTCTTTCTCTTAAAGTATGGTAGTGATACTGTTCTTGAGGTAACATCACTTGTAAATGTACCTGGATCAGTAGTTAAACCTACAGTAAAGTTCTTTGCACTACTAATACCAGTAACAGCAAATGTTCTATTAAATCCAGAATTGTCAACACCAGTTGTGTTAGTTGTACTCTTAACATTAACAAGTTGAACTTCAGAACCAACAGTTAAATTATGTGGCAATTCAGTTTGAACAGAAACATCAGTTCCACTCCAACTTGCATCAGCAACAATTCTAAAGTTCCTTAATTGATTTTCATTAGTAAGAGTTCCTGATCCAAAATATGCTTGAACTTCTGCATCAGTTGCTCCAATACCAGTGTTTGATTCCTGAATAATAAATCCATCACTTGGAGGCCTTGCAGTTCCTGCATCCTTCGGAATTACATACCTTGCACGATAAATGGTATCATCACCATTTCTACTATCAGGTACTCTAGTAATAAAGGTTCTAGGAGTTGCACTACCAAGAACAGTAGTTCCTAAACTTACAAGACTTGGATAAAGAGTATTCTCACTTAAAGTCTTAGAAACGTTTACATACCACTGACTATTTGTATTATCATACTGAATTGGGTGTCCTAGTTCACCAGAGTTCTTATCAGATACTCTACTTATAACCTTCAGAGAACCACCACGATTATTGATTGTTAATTCTTGACCAGCAGTTGTGATTAATGCATCACTTAATGTCTTGGATAATTTAACATCAGTATTTGTATTGATACCACTACCAGTTGTAATTACATAGTATAAAGTATTCGCATCTAGACCATCAGGAAGATGTCCATTACTACTAATAACTCTAACGGATTCTCCGTTTATAAAGTCATGAGCAGCATCTAAACGAATTACATTATTAGTAATTGTATTTCCTGTTGCACTTCTAGCAACATCAAATGTTTTCTCAGAACTAGTCTGAGATCCAGCCATAACAATTCTTGCTTTCTTCTCTGTTACTGTACCAGCATCAGAAATTAGAACCTTAAGTTGATCATCTTTCTTTGCACCAACTCTATATCCTTCAATAACATTTTGAGGTGGGGTATCTGGGTTTGTCTTACCATATAAGTAAAGACTTCCTGTAGATGCAACACCAACAGCAGTTTTTTGAACATCTATTGATTCGACTTCAACAGATACTTCAGAAAGTGGTAACTGTTTTGGTGGAATAATGTGAGTAATATAACCCTTATCATCCTGTGTAAATGCATCTTGCTTAAATCCTTTAGAAGATAATGACTTAGCACCAAAGTTTGAGTTAGAGTTTGTAAGACTTATATCAGCACCATTCTGGGAAGAGAAATGCTCTGCATAACCAATCGCAAATATAGAAACCGCCTGAATAAAGGCATCATTAGTTACCCTAATATGAAAGTTTCTATAAGATGGTTTATAAATTGCTTTTGAATTATTACTTAAAACAGAAGTTACTGCTGTACTATCATCATATTCTCCATTTGTTGCGTTATACAATACAAACGCATTATCATCTTTTTGTAGACCTATTCCAGTAAATTGAGCAACAACCATAGACTTAAATCCAGTTGCTTTCTTACCATCAGCAAGAAGTCCACATGCACCAAATACAGATCTTAAAGATACATTGAAGATATATGGAGATGCAGATGTAACAGTATTTGCAGTTAAACTTAATTCAGACCCTGCAGAACTTGGATTTGCAACAATTGGACTATTCTGTACCTGATAGACAATCTTACTAGTATTAATAACCTCAGATACAACAAATTGACCATTATATTCATCTACCCCAACATCCTTAATGCTAAATGGAGTATCTACTTGTAGCTCAGGAACAGGACTACTAGTAGTAACAGTAATAGTAGTATTTGAAATTACACTATCACCAGAATAAATGCTAGAAATACCAACAGTTTTCCCTTGAGAACCAACTATACGATATTCATCAATTTTTGGTTGAATATCAATAGCAGCACTTGGATAATCTGGTTCAATAGCACGACCAGAGGAAGTACCATAAACTAGACCAACCTTCTCATAATACATTTGAAGGTCTGTTCTATCAAATTCTCCATCAGTACCACTAATATAAGCATCATTGATTTTTACATCATTAACACCATCTGCATATTCAAAGCAAGTTAACTTATGGTGTGAAAAATTGGGAACAAAGAGGTTTTCACTATAATCCTTGAAACACTGACCATTAGGATCAGCATCAAACATTGAAAATTGCCAGAAATAGCAACCACCAGTAACTCTGAATAGAGCAGATCTCTCTATTTCATCATTTGTTGGATTTGGGACATATCTTGGTCTTATCTTCGTCTTTCTTAAATCTAATCCAACGAGTGATGTTCCCCTTGGAACAATTACACCACCATGAATACTATTAAGTTTATATAATTCGTTGTCAGATGTAGAAAGGTCAAAATTTGATGTTAAATCAAATGGAGGTAAATTATTTGTTGTTGATCCATTTCTTAGCCGATACTGATTAGCAGCAATTGGTATATAACCAGGCCTATTATCTACAGTATGTTCACCTGGATATATTAATATAGTCGTTTTTGCGAAACGATCATTTTCTAAACCCTTCTGATAGGAAAATCTAGCAGACTCTATTAACGCACGTTGAATAGTTTTAAAAGGACGTGTTAATGAGTTTCCCTGATTTTCCACACTATCAGTGGCATCTAAATCATTAGGGTTAACATAGAGAATCGTCCCTCTCGCTGACTTTAGAAAATTATCTAACCTGGAAAGACCCATTGTATTCGTACTTATAGTTCTTGTTATGGATTATTTAGCATAACAGAAAAACTCTTGCCAAGACTAACGGGGGAAAAAAACCTGGAGATTTTTTTCCCGCTATTTTTGGAACTAAAAGCTGTTTTTCCTCACAGTGGATCCGAGTAGACTAAAACGTCTTCAGGACAGGTAGAACGTACCATATTCAAGACATTCATAAATTCATCTACGGTATCGCAAGTAACAATATTCTTATCTCCTTCCGAAGAATAAATTGTAATTGTTCTTCTTAATGTATCTACTACGCACCTTGTAAGGTATTCATCAATCATTTTAACGAGTCCTAGTGTTGATCACCTCTGCATATTTAGGATCATGATTATCTTTATCAGGATAATCATCCCAATCATTCCCTTCATATTCTACAACCAATGCATTTACATCCTTTCTTTCAGCATAAACGTGATAGAAACAATCAATAGGAATAGGGCCTCTTGACTGTAGATGTACTTGCTCATCATCCCATCTCTTTATGATGATGTCCTGATGAGCACCGATAGGTTGAAGTTGAACAGAGATACTGTCAGCATGTACTAAATCCTTCCAGTATGTAGGTAACTCTATCACATTACTGTTCTTAAGTCTACCTCTATAGTAAACTCCCACCTCTGGTCCTTCAATACATGCATGGGAAAGACGATGACCTTCACCCTTAGAAGGATGCTCCATATCAAACTTCTTAGGAGAAGCATCTGCTGCTCTATGTCTTGCTTCTAACCTACCTGATGAAAAGCAATCAACAGATCCAGTAACAAATAAATCTCCTTCTACATAGCAATTTCCTTTAGAATAGATTGCTTGCTGTCTGGCACCAGAAAGACCAAGTACTGTCTTATAAGGAACAGTATCTTCTGGCATATTAGGATCATCATTACCAATAGGACCAACCATCAAAGTTCCCTCTATCTCACGGAAAGAATCAGGTTTACCAAAGACTACAGGCCCTTCAGCAAACATCGATCCATTAATTTTCTCATCTCCTTCTTGTATAGGAGCTACATCAATACCCGTGCCAACTTTTAATTGACCTCCTACATTAATATCATCTACATTGTATGACATGTTAAACCTCCTCTGGATTCATTTGTTTTTGAAATCTTTGACCACCTACCTTAGAATCTTTTACAGCAACAGCATCAGTAACTCCACGAATAATAGATCCATATAACTTCAAGACCCCATTTGCAACAACCTCACCTGTTTGTGGAGAAGCAATCCTATAAAATGATTTAGCAGTTACCAAAAACTTTTTAGATTCAGTTACTATAGATTCTGTAGCATTCATTTTAATACTACCCTTAGCACCACCTTCACCTACTGCAACTAACTCAATATCAGTTGCTTGCATTCTAATCTTACCATTGGTAGCTAATAAAATGATATTACCATTCTTAGCATTTAAAACCATACTATCTTCTGCTTCTTTATTAGCAGAACCACACTCTACCTGAAAATTACCAGGACTACTAGAACAAGTCCATCCTGTTCTTTGACCATCTAGATCAAGAGATAATTGATGTTCACCATCTGGGGTCTCAAGCATGACAGAAGATGTTACATCTCCTTGCTTATGGATCTGCCCAAAGGCAATTGATCCTTGGTTGTTACCATATTTTATAGTAGTATAATTCTGCTTGGCACTACCACCCCGTTTATTATTTTTACCTTTGTTACCTTGTCCTGACATGTTAGATTAAATTATCGGGTGTGTTTGGAATATCAAGTCTAGGATCATTACTTGATATATCAGTTCCTGAACGCTGTATTGCAGATGGATCTGTTCTATCCATAGAATCTATACTATCTTTTAGTGTATCATAAACACGTATCTTTTGTCCAATGGTTTCATACATACCAGCATATTTAATATCATTATCAAAGAACACTGAACCATAATATGCTCTACCATCAACATAACCAGTCTGTTTCAATCCAACAAGATCTGTTACCTGTATTAATTTATCAGGAGGAACTCCCAAGGGATCTCTTATAATTTCAAACTGAGGCTTAAAGACAACACCAACACCAGTCTTAGATGGCATACTAATTGTAGGATACTTAGTAAATCCAAGACCAGGATCATCTATCTTAACAGCAACAACTGATCCATGAGGACCAAATACTGGTGTTAATTTAGCTCCATTAGGAGGATCTACAATAATTTCATCACTAGTAGAAGGTGTTAATGGTGGATCATCATCACCTCCATCAATAACTACTATTGTTGTACATGCAGTATCTCCACCATCACCAGTAATACAATAAGTAGTAGTTTTTTTAGGACAAACTCTTACAGTTCCTTCAGATACAACAGGAACGTCACCAACTTCAGGAGCGATTACAAGTTTATTATTACCAAAAGAAGTATATCTAAGAAGACTACACTTTCCTCTGGGGATCGTTGGAGGATCTCCAGTAATAGTAACTGAAGTAGGAGGTATTCCTGGAGGAGGAGTTGATATGAAGGGTGGAGGTAATGGTGGTGGATCTAGATATGGTGGAAATACAGTTGGATTATCACCTGGATCATAATTTATTCCTGGTGGATCAGGAATTACTTCTTTTAATCTCAGAGTAATAGGATAACTTACTTCAGGTCGTTCCTCTGGAGTTGGATATGGACCACCAGGATCATCAACAATTACATCAACAACAACACCCTTTCCTTTTATCTTCTGAGGACAAGGAGGTGGAACCATTATTGCAGAGATGGCTGTTGGATTATCTTTCCATGACTTTCCTCTCTGTAATATTTCTTCTTTCGATCCAAAAGCAGGAACAGTTTCTGTCTTGATTGTGATTCCTAGTGCCATTGCAGATGGATTATTATCAAATGCTTGCTGCCCTCTATAGTAATCATCTGATATCTTTTTGAATAATCCATCAGCCCAACCTTGTGTCTGCCCTATGCGTCCATCAGATGGTGCAACTGTTATCGTATGCTTTCCTTTACTTATTTTTATTTTTCTTTTAATACCTGGATTCCAATTCGCAGAGTCTTGTGCAGAAACACCTTCCACAGTATCAAAATCTCCTTTTATAACTTCTTTTCCATCCAAATATACTGACCCATGAGCATCATGAGAAAAATGGAAGTCATATTCAGCCTCCTTTGGAAAATCTACATTACTCCATTCATAATTAACAAGTTCCCCACCACCGAACTTAGGATAATCAGGAGTAACTCCATTCTTATTCAAAAATTTTCCATATCCCTTAAATTTGTAATTATATAAAGCAGGGCCTTTATAAGTAACACCACCTCTATCTAATTTTGTATTGTGAAGTTCAGGAAGTACATACTTAGCCTTATTGCCATTTATTCCAAAGAATTTTCCTTCAGATACAGACATAATAACATCATCAAAAAGAATCTTTTGATCTTCTAGAGGTACATGAGGAATATCTTCCATCTGAAGAACCTTATCACCTTTAGTTCTTAACTTAATACCTTCTGGATTTGATCCAGATGCAAAAGTCATATCATCACCAAGGTCAGTTGACACACCCAAAGTTATAGTATGAGTTTCACTACCTTGATTTAGACGACGTGGTAGACTTTTATCATTAAAAGGATCTCTACTATTAGCAATCACTGTCCCATTAGAATCTCTTAACCACCATCTTAATGCTCCAGGATTTTTAGAAAAACTAGATCCATACTTACTTTTATTCCAAACTCCTGCCGATAACTTATGAATACCTGCAGTTACATTATCAATTGTTACAGTTCTAGTTTTCGTAGATCCAAAGAGTACTACATCATCCCAAGAAGCTTTGCATCTATCATCAGCACGAGCCTCAATTGTATAAACTCCTGGAGTAGTAATATTAATATACCAATCCCCAATATGCCATTTATCTGTTAAAGCCTCAGTGCTAGATGGGTATACATATATTCCATTAAGAATATCTGGACCAACAGGAACCCAAGGGTTTTGTTTTCCATCAGTGGATGATAATGTTCCATCAGGTTTAATCCATTTTAAATCACCATTAGAATCATTTTCTGTACTTTGAGTCCATGTAGTACCAGCAATCTGAATTTGGTCTAAAGCTTTACCTGCTATATCAGGGTTATCATTCCAAGTATAAGTTAAGGTAACCTCGACATTCTTTCCCGTAATATCAATATTATCACCACTTTGATTAAATTTTGCTGTTCCTCCATTAACATTATCAATAGTGAATGAACCATTAACATCAAATCCATTCTTAGGATTATCATCAAACTCAAGTCTAGTATCACTACTCCGACGTTTATTTTCGGGTAGTCTCATTCCAACATATGTAATCTCACCACTACCAGATGTTAGACTCCTAAAAGTATTACTTGTTAATATAACATCATAAATTCTTCCATACTCAACTGATCTAGTAAAACTTTTTGGTGCTACATATTCAGGACCAAATTGTTTCTCAAGATATATTCCTAACGCTTCTATAGATGCAGTAGCACCGTGATATGTTGAAGTAGTTATTTTAAAATCAATATCTTTTATTCTACCTGATGCTCTAGAAATTTCATTCTGCCAATCCTGTGTATTAAATATCTTCTGATCTATAAAGAACTTAGGTGTCTCATAATCTTTTTTATTCTCAACTTCAACTTCAATACTATGAACACCCTCACTCAAATATACTTTTGTTGATGGTATCTTTTTACATTTCTCAGTTGGTGAAGATAATGCAGTAATTTCTGTACCATTAACAATAAGTTTTCCAACATCCTCTACTGTTCCCTTCAATGTATAATATCCTGCATAAGGAGCAGTCATTTTCCAAGAATTTTTATACACTATACCAACACCATCACTTCCAGGAATATCTAAAGGTGCAACTGGAGAAAGGGCATACTTATTTGTAAATGGACTCCAAGATTTATTATCAGCAGGATACCAAGACATACTAGAACCTGGAGTCATAGTTGACCAAATTGGATTCTCAGGACATCCCCCATCACCTGCGTCAGGTATTTCTCTTATTGGTGGTAAAGGAGGAGGTGCTTCAATTGCCAATGCAACAGCAAAAGGATTCTGATTCCAACTCTTCTTTTCAATTTCAGTTTCTATATTACCAAGAGCCCGTATATCAATAGCAAGTGCCATTGCATTTGCATCCATTCCATACTTACCACCTGGTATTTGTTCCAACTCAGCCGTTAAAGTATATGTCCCCTCCTTAACTTTCTTTTTATAAACAGTAGTACCAGTATAAGTTTTACTATCACCTCTTATAGCAAACCCATCTTTCTGAATGGTAACTTGATCACCAATTTTTAATCTTACATTATCATCAACAGCAATAGTAATATCATACTCAGCTGTTATAGGGAACTTAACATTAGTCCAGACAATAGTATGAACTCCTGGATAATTTGCATCATGCTCAATGGTTGGATTAAATGGTGTTATACCATATCTATTTTTAAAATTCCTACCACTATCTTTTCTCTGTTGAGGACTTAAATTTTTTGTTTTCCATAATTTTCTAGAACCATTATCTATAAATGAAAGAGTATCAAATATTTCTAAATCCTCAGTTCCCCTATCTGGAGGTAAAGGTGCAGGTAAAGTATATTTTGCTTTATTACCATTTATGTCAAAGAATTTTCCCTGAGATGCAGTTAAAATTATATCATCAAAAAGAACTTTTTGATCCTCTACAGGTACATGGGGAATGTCTTCCATCTGAAGAACTCTTTCACCTTTAGTTCTTAGTTTAACATTTCCAGACTCATCACCTCCCAATTGACTCACTCCACCCAAAGTTATAGTATGTGTTTGACTACCTCCACGTTGATCATATTGTACCCATTTAAAACCACTATTACCTATCTTAATTTGATATAATGCTTTACCTGATACATTAGGATCATCCCTCCAAGCATAAGTTAATGTAACTTTAACACCACTATCTCCTGAAGATTTAAAATCAATTTTATCACCATTTAGATTAAATTTAGCCGTTCCTCCAGTAACATTATCAATAGTAAAGGAACTATTAGTATCCCAACCATTTCCAGAATTATCATCAAACTCAAGTCTTGTAGGACTAGCATAACGTTTATTTCCTTCTCTTGATAATCCAACAACTGTAATTTCACTACCACCCGTAATTGATGCGGTTCTAAAAGTATTACTTGTTAATACTACATCATATATTCTATCATACTCAACCTTTCTATTAAAATCTTTTGGTGGTGGAGACTCAGGACCAAATTTTTTCTCATGATATATATCCAATTCTTCAATAGATGCAGTAGCACCGTGCCATGTTGAAATAGCTGCTTTAAAATCTACATTATCTGTTCCAGCACCTTGACCTTGAGAGTTTGAACCGTCGTCTGCTGATTTAAGAACTCTCTTTTTGCTTACTAAATTAACAAGATCAAATCTGACTGGGTGAATTCCCTTATTCATTTTCACCATCGTTTTAGATGGAGGAGATAATATATTACCAGCAGCACCACCAGCACCTATGTTATAATCACTTTGCTTTTCACCATCAACAAATAATGTTCCTTCATTATCACACTGCACTATAAAAGTATAATGACCATCCCTTGGAAAATCTATATCCCATACCATAGAATACATTTCTCCCTGACCATCACCTCCAAGAACATTAGACATTGGAAGAGGAGATATGGCATACTTATTCATAAAATTATTTTTATCATACTCCCAATATGAACCAGACAGATAAGTCACATCTGGCATAACAGGTTTACATTCACCTTCACATACCTGTTTCCACTCAGGTTGAAGTTTAAATCCTACTTCAAGTTTCTCAAGACTTGTTCCATATACCTTATCGTTCTCCCAATATTCTAGTCCAGAAGGTTCTCCTCTTCTTCCTAATAATTTAATATAAAGATTATCAATTTCACCTTTAGGATTAATTCCTGCTTTTGCACCCCATGCCCAATGATATACATCATACTTTAACGTAGTAATTTTATCATTAGATGTTATTTTCAATCCAATCGGTTCTCTTGAAGTCCAAAAAGGATTCTTAAATTCAGCAAGTGATTTCTTATAAGCTTCCATCTCCAAATCAATTGGATTTGCTAAGATATTATCAGTATATTTTGATGGATCCCAAGGCCCTATGTCTAAACCTGCTTGATTAAACATCCTTCCCCAACCTGCCTTCTCTACAGGTGTTTCATCACATAACTGAAGGTTCTCTTCTATACCACCACATTCATCATAATATTTGAGAGTGTTTATTGTATATCCGTCATCAGATATAACGGATTCAAATTGAGATCCATCACCAATATCACAACCATTTTTAACTTCTACAATAGGAGGGTACTGATATCCAAATCCACCATGAACCAAATCAACTGCTAATACTGCACCATCAGTTCCAATAACTGGATTACCAACTACACCAACTCCACCACCACCATAAAAATTAGCAACTGTTTTATTATTACATGGAGATTCTAATTGCAATCCACCACATCCACCATTAGCAGCCGTAGCATCTGGTAAAAGTATAGAAGGTTCTAATTCATTAACCTCATTAATATCTAAGTATAATACTTTATCCCTATTCTCAAATATAAATGTTGTATCTGGATTATACTTAGCATACCTATTGGCTTCACAAAGATCAACCAATTGAACATATCCCCTATCAGTTGATATGTATCCAACCTTTATATCATTTTTAGTAATTGCACCAAAAATATTAAATTTAGATTTAGTATCTGCCATAAGTATATTTATTAACCAATTCCAAAGGTATCTTTTACATCATCCAATTTACCTGCCACATCCCCTACTTTATCTACTATCTTATTAATATTTGGTTGTCCCTTAAATGGTTGCACAAAACTTAATGCCTGTTCAGCATCAGGAACAAATTGTTCTACATTAACATTTTCCGCAAGAGCCGCAAGACTTGGTAGTTCACTCTCTGCTTGAGATGCCCCACCTCTTGCTAATTGATAGAAATCAGAAACTGCAGGGTTAGGTGGCAATTCAAAATCAAATACATCAGTCTTCATATTCTGAAAACTTAATACCTGACTTAAATTACCTTGTATACCACTTAATTTACTAAGCAATCCTGACATAGGATTTGGTTTCTTGGCATCCTTTTTCTTTGGAAGAGGTGCCTCATTAACTGCAGTAAGAGTAAAACTTGCATCAAATCCACCACCATCAACCTTCAATACATCTCCTGGTTGATAGTTACCACCATTCTTTGCAATCTTAATACCATTAGCATCAATAGCACCTGCAACCTTGTCAATATTAAACTTAGCATTAAAATTACCAGACTGAATAGTCATTTGCTCTCCATCAAGATATCCTTCTCCTGTTGTATGAACAAACATCGTTGTAACTTCGCCACCAGTTGTTATTAGATTAACTTTCATATCTGACCCTGATCCACCATTACAATTAACAGCATTCTGATTTGTATATCCTGTTCCCCTAGAAACCCATGTAAAATGTTCTGCACCAGTAGTAGGATTACCAGCAAGTCCACCCGATGATACTGTTATATCAACAAGAGCTCCAGATCCTGGTGAAGTACTAATACCTGGATTAATACTTTTAAAGAATGTTATACCAATTCCTTTACCAGTAACATAATTACTACCACCTCTAACCTGATCCAATACTTCTTCATCAGTTATATTAACAATAGCACCTGGTTCTAATCCAGGAAGTCCATCAGGATCAGAAGGTTGTTCAATATTCATCATAGTTTGCATATCTTCAATAAAATTATTCATATTATCAAGAATTTTATTATTAGCTTCATCAATTGCTTCTCTATGTGCATAGATTACCTTAGCAGCAACATCCTCTGCATAACACATAGGAACAGTAGGTTTTGTTATTACCTCAACAGAAGAATTAATTGTTAAATCAGCGATACCATCAGTATTAGAATTTTGTATGAGTTGCTTCTCAAACTGTTCCTTGGTTGGTGGAGTTATAATTGCAGGAGGTAATTGTGAAGTGACTATACCTTTCTTTGCTTCCTTATATTTAATCTTACCCTCTTCAGGTCCAAACTGTGCAATCCACTCAGGTAAAGGAGGAATATTTTGAGGAGGCATAGCTGGAGGCATCAATGGTGCTATCTTTGGCATTGGAATATCTCCTTGTACTTCGATAGCAGGACTAATCCAAGGATCTTCTTTTGTTCCACTACCACTAATAACTCCTGGTGGTGCAATCTTTCCTATTGAAGGTATAGTTGGAAAAGAAACATTAGTCTTTACTGAATCCAAAACACCTACAACCTCATTAGCAAGATCACCAATCTTAGGTAATGGAAGATTGATATCCATCATATCCATACCAAGTGCTCTCTGCTTTGCAGTTTCTAATATATTATTAACGTTTAATGATTGTTTTAATATAGGACCAATTGTACCACTCAAATCATTACCAATATCAAGATACATTTTATGAGTTGTCTGCCCTGTCAACTCTTTCATGTCTGCAAACATAAATCTCATACTCGATGGCATTGCAGATACAGCAGTAGTCAATTCTTTATTAGTTGTTTTATTAACAAACTCCATCATCTTGTCAGTAAGGACTTTCATATATTTGGACATCTCTTGAGAAGAATTTGCTATATCTTTTTCCAAATCCCTTAAAGGGTTTTTCATAGAAACCATATCAATATATCCACCACCCTGTAATGATTTTTGATACTTATCAACTTTCTGAGTTAAAGTATCAATAATAGTTTGCATGGCTTTCATTGATGAATCAACTGGGTCATCGGGTTTAGCAACAACTACTTTTTCTCTATACTTATCTTCTCTTTGTACCTGACCAGCATTTAATCTATGAGGGGCATCAGCACTTTCACAAGTAGCACCTGGTACTGGTGGTGATATAGGAGAATTTGCTCTCTTTACTCTGTTTCTTAATTCTTGATGGACTTTACTCTTAATAAAAATTTCTTTTGCTTCACCCACTAAATCCAATGCATCGGCTTGTGATTGAGCAGTCGCAATATCTTTTAATTGCTCTGCAGTAGCCTCTAAATTTTTCTTTAATCCAAACTGGTTTATTAAATTCTTCTCATCTCCTACAGCAGCTGCAACTTCAGCATCCTTTTCTACAGATGCTGTCTTTGGTTTTGCTGTTACCTGATCATACTTAGGAACAACTTCTTTAGTTCTATAATTCTTTGGTACTTTTCCTTCTGCATATCCACTAATAGGTCCAAAATTAGTATCGGATTCACCTATCTTTTGCTCTAATTTTGTGGTGGCATTATGCCCTAAGACACCAGTAATAATAGGTACTTGCTGTTCAGCACCGTCCTGAAAATATCCATAAACAAACATTCCTTGACGGAGGTTAGGAGTCGCAGCTGCTCCTGCCTGTCCTCCACCAGCAGTAATGGGCATCTCAACCTGAGCCCAAGGAAGTTGATCAGAACTAATACTTTCCTCTGACTTATCATGGAGACCCATGATTCTTACTTTATATCTTCTTCCCCATCCCTTAGTTGATTCAGGATTCTCAGTTTTACCAGGAGAAATATTATCTCTCCACCCAGAATCATCAGCAATTTGTCCTTGCCACCTGGACGAATTACCATAAAACTCTGGATTGAATAAACCTGAATCAGCTACCATTAATCGTCGTATACCTTACACTCATCCGCATCAGGATGATTATCACAATAAACTTCTAGATGACTATCTTCATGACGTGTATGATAATCATTAATCTTACCTTCATTCTTATCTACTTTATCATCTTTATGATACACATCATAATCAGCATGAACGTTTTCTAAGTCATCCTTACTGTACTCATGCATACCATGATTAGTATGCTCTTTACCGTCTTTGGGGTCAATGTAGACCTCATGTTCTAAGTTGTGCTTAATAGTCATAAATTTTTTTAACCTTTTAATGGAGTGCCTTGTCTACCAAAAGAGTCTCTTACTAAATTCAATTTTGTATATGTTCCATCACTAGAAACATAATGACAAAGATCGGTTATAATATATAGACCACCAGTTCGCTGGTTTACTTCACCTTTACTTTTATCTGCAGTCACAGCTGGTGCATCTACAAACATAGCATCTCCTGCATGAAGTGAAAAGTCTCCTGGTATGGTAATAGTTACTTGAGAGGCATAGAACTGATTATACCTCCTTACAGACTGATTGACAATCTGTGATTGAATAAAATTAGGTAACCTTGACTTATCTAATTGCTGCTGTTCCTCACCTAATCCAGTTCCCGTAGGAAGAGTTCCAGTATCTTCAACATAATAAGTTGTTCTAGAATAATTTTTATCTAATCCCACTCTATCAAAGATAGGATTCAATACAGGAAGTTCCTCACCACCCGTTGTTAAATTATTTTCTGATCCCTCATCTTGCGGAACACCTTTACCAACTTTAGTCCCTTCATCTTTTACTGTTCTGGTTGTAACTTTATATTCACAAGTTCTGGGATCAAAAGTAATTATTTTTGTAGCATAAGCACCCAATGACATTTTTTCTTTTATATTAACTCTATTATCTTCAGAATATTCCAAAGCTTTCATATCATATGCTGGAGGAATAGATGCACCATGACTATCAGGAGTATTATCATATAATATGGCTTTCTTAATTGGATTCTTTTCTGGATCCAATAAAGTATCAATGGATTTAAATTGAAATCCTTCTGAGGTCTGCCAAAAGAAAAACCCTGCACTCTTACCAAGTTTTCCATCTGGCACAGCCTTCTTAGATAATGTATTCAAAACAAAGAAAGGTTTTCTATTATTACCTATGAAATTATAATTATTATCTGTCATTTCTATATCAATTTCCTCAAATGTATTAAAATACTCTGGGATATCCTGAATAATCTTTGTAACATGATCAGATATCTTCCCATCAAACCTAGTATTAACTCTTATCTTTTCATTCATAATAAATTCTTTAGATACTAACTCTAAATTTACAGTATTAACTTTAGAAGTTTCTTTTATAGGAGAAACTTTATTAATATACAATACCATATCAATTTCATTTTCATTATTATCCTCAATGACAACCTTAACAGTCTCTGTTCCAACTATAGGAAGACCTTCCACTGCTGCCATGACAGTATCATCATCCTCAGACTTAACAGTATGTCCTGTATCAGTATAGTTAACTGAAACTCTTACAGTATCTGCCAATATACTTTCATAGTACTGAAGTATATTAGTACCACCAGCTAAATCTACTGCACGATTCTCATCTTTATTAGAAACTACAAGAACTGTCGATATTATAGCAGGATCTGATGCCTTTGCTAAAACTGTTTTATCTCCTTTAGCCATATTATCCTTTTTCTAAAATTTCATATGGATCTTCAGAAGAACCTGATGCTCCACTAGTAACTACCTGACCAGAGTTATTACCTGGTAACATATTTATCTGAGTGGTAGGAGCATAAATTGTATACTCTTTCTGACTACCATCCGCTTCATAGGATGCACTGATACCTAACAACTCTTCATCAAATTTTACTAGTTGCTTACCAAGTTTCAAATCAGTACTCTCATCTCCAGTATCACTACTATATGATTCTTTAGAAGTAGTTGATCCCTGATTATTTGAAAATGTTGTTTCCTTATTCCAAGTGTAACTTCCCTCTCCAGTATCCATCTGTTTCATACCTTCTACAATTTTAATAGCCTCTGGGTCTCCACTTTTAGCTAATGCATATAGTTCCCTCTGACTTATAGGTTTTCCATCATTAACATTCCCAAATACCATCTTACGATCTAATGGATGTGTAGTAAGATTAGTAATATTCCTCCTCCTATTCTTATAACTATCACTATTCAGATACTTTTCATATGCCTTTTTCTTTGACATCTTCTCACCCAAATTCATTTGACCAATACCAGTACCTCTCTTATCAAAATCAGTCGCACCAGCAGTAACAAAATCAGCAAGTCCACCAACAATCCTTTTAATTCCAAAACCCTTTGGTGCTCCCTTACGATTCTGTTTATCAAAATCAAACATACCGAATGTAGCAAAGTCTAATGCTCCACCAATCCCTCTCTTGATTCCCATACCAGATTGCTTCTCTCCTCTCTTTGCTTGCTCATTAGCAGCACCCCATGCCTTATCTTTACCACCACTTATAGGATCAAATTGCATAACACCAGCACCTCTCTTATCAAAATCAGTAAGACCAAATGTTGCATAATCAGCTAGTCCTCCTGCAATTCTACGAATACCAGAATCTTTTGGTGCTCCCTCACGATTCTGCTTATCAAAATCAAACATACCGAATGTAGCAAAATCAGCAGCACCTGCAATACCTCTCATTATTCCTTGAGGTTTATCACTTACTTTTGATTTTGTTTCAGATATTTTTTTCCCACTCTCTGATGTACTAAGTGCTGATTCTGGCTCACTAGTTGCTTTTTCTGTCTTACCACCAAAAACCATATCATAAATTGCACCACCTAACATATCACCACCAATACCACCTGCGAAAGCACCAATAGCAGTACCAAGACCTGGTCCGAAGAATGTACCAAGCAAACCACCTAACCATGCACCAACACCAGCACCTATTGCCATAAATGCAGATCTTCCTAGTGGTTCTTTAAATACAAAATAATTTAAAGCAAAATCAAGTAATGCTCCTATGAAAGGAATCTTCTTAACTATAGGACTAATAAGATTCTTAGAAGATTTTAATGCTGCTTTAGCTCCTGCCTTTACTACCTTTTTTGTACCACCTTTTAATAACTTTTCACCCCCTTCCTGAGCAACTTTTTTAGCACCTGCTTCAACAGTTTCCTTTGCAAGTTTTTTAGTTCCTGTTTCAACAGTTTCCTTTGCAAGTTTTTTAGTTCCTGTCTTTAAAACCCTACTTGTACCTGCTACTCCTCCAGTTACTGTAGACCCTATTACACCTTTATCTTTTTTATCTTTCTTACGTTCTTCAGGTCTACTACTAGTATTATCCTTCTCATCAAAAACCATATCATATATCAATCCACCTAATGCATCACCAGCAAGACCACCTAAGACAGCACCAATTAAAGTTCCTGCACCAGGAACTATACTAGCAAGAGCACCTACCAACCATGCTCCTAAACCTGCACCAATAGCTTTAAATGCTGATTTTCCAGGAGATTCTTTAAATACAAATACATTTAAAGCAAAATCAGCAAGAGCTCCTATCAGAGGAATTCTTTTTATAATAGGACTTATAAAATTCTTAGTTAACTTTAAAAATGTTTTAGTACCACCCTTACCTAAAACTTTAACAAGACCCTTTCTTCCTAAATTTGTTAGTGCAGATCTTCCAAATCTACCCCCCGTTTTCGTGGCAGTTTTTGATAGAGCACCTGCTCTACTAAATTTTCTAATATTATTTGCTGGTCCTTTAGGTTTAGGGCCTCCACCAAACAAACTACCTAATCCACTATCACCAGACATTGCTTCAGCAATGGTCAATCCACCAACTAATAACATAAGATCAAGAGCTGTTCCAAATGCTTTAGCAAACCCTGCCAGAGCATTAGCAACTCCTTCACCACCAATAGACTTTATGAATCCATAAGTTTTTTCTTGAGCTTTGATACCAAAATCTACAAAAGATATAATCCCACTCAGAAAAGCACCACCAATATTAATAAACCAATTAACAACCTTACCCAACTGAAGAATAACAGGAATTAACTTAGGTAATAATGGTATTAATTTAATTGCAACGAATCCTACTATCCATCCAACAACAAATTTTCTAATACTATCAAAGAAACTTAAACCAGGAACTTTCTTAGGAATTATTTTCTTCCATTCCTGCTTAGGTTTTTCTAACTTATCCTCTTTATTTCTTCTTTTAAAATTTTGTTTTTGTTTTCTAAAAATTTCATTTTGCTTTTTCGCAGCTTCATTTCTTTTACTAAAAAACTTATCAAGATTAATAACAGATCTTTTTATTTGAATAAGTTTGCGTTTAACAGGTTCCCCATTAACCTTCGCTGATCCTGGAAGTGCTTTAAAATCTGGTGCTCCTGGAAGTGCTTTTAATATTGCCATCTTATCTTGATATTCCTAGTTGCTTAATTTTTCTTGGTGACCCATAACCAACACTAAATTTAGGAATAGATTTACCACCATCAGCCTGTCCTGAACCAGTAGGTGTATTGATAGATTTATTTTCTGGAATCACAGTAATCTTTGGTCCTGACAATGAAGGTTGACCAACGGGAGTTTTAATATCCTGATTACGGGATATTTTTATAAGAATACTCTCAAGATTTTCAGCAGGAATTTTTATCTCTTCTATCTTCGGTTCTTTACCCATTACCTTATCACCTTTACCTATCAAATTATCATCTTTACCTTTACCAAACAATCCACCGATAGCATTAGCAGTTTTTCTTAGTAACCCACCACCACTTCGGTTATCAAAGTCAAATAGATTACCTGTCATAGCATCAGCAAAACCACCAATACCTCTCTTAAGACCACTACCTATTCCTTTAGCGGCTCCACCAACAGCCTTAGCAGTTTTTCTTATATTACCACCACCACTTTTCTTATCAAAATCAAACATATTATATGTCATATGATCAGCTATACCACCAACCATACGTTTGAATCCACCACCTTGAGATTTTGGTGTTGGTTTCTCAGTTAGTGTTGGTGTCTTAATTGGTGTTGACAATGAATTGTTGAGGGAAAAATCACTTTGATCTCCAAATGATTCACTCATAGATGATTCAGTCACATAGGATTCTGGTTCCTGTGTTTTGTTCTGTTCTTTTAAATCTTGTCTAAGATTATATTTAACCTGAGCTCTCCTAAGTTGTTCACGATGACTACTACTTAAGACATTATTATACTGATCATCTGTTAATCCACCTTGAAGTTTACTAAGATCCACTTTAGACATATTAAGACGATTATTTTTTGTAATTAAACCACCACCATTATATCCTAGAACTAATCCACCACCCTTTAATCCTTGAACTAATCCACCACCAGCATACTTAGTACGTTCATGTGTAGTCTCACTATAAGTAGACTTAAACATATTTTCCTTCAACTCAACACCTTGATCACCATCCATTTCCAATATCCTATTCATATTTTTCTGCATAAGATTTTCTTTCGTGCCTCTCTGATGCACTCTCATGCTACTTACAATCTCCTTTCTCAAAGATCCATCTGCAATGCCTTTATCCATCGCTATCACATCAGGTTGTGCATTAAATTCTGCAAGGAGTTCAGGTGACTGTTCCCCAAGCATTGCTCTAGCATTTTGGATTTCTTTTAGAGCTTTGTCATATGCATATCCAGCAGCATCTAAAACTATTGACCCATCTGCCAATTCCATAGCTGGGTATCCCTTTTCCTCAAGAAATTCTGATGCTTGGTCATTTGATAGTTTATATGTTTTAGTGGTAGTTTCACCGTTAAGTGTGTGTATAACAGTCCTCTCCATAGTCTCCATATTTGTATGAGTCTCTATTTTTTCATCTTTTTCTGGACCGAAAATTTCTTCTTTACCTTTACCCTTTATTATGGAAGCATCTTTTGAATACTTTATAGAATCAGTAGTTAAAGGTGCTAATTTATCTCCAGCAACTATGTTTCCTGAAAGTGCTCTTTCTTTATTAACGGCCGATAAAATCCATTCTTTCTCCTCTTGAGAAAGAACATTAGCATCGTCTTTTTCTACCAATGCTCCATCATTATATCCCTTACGTTTCTTATTTGACATCAAGACTGGGACATTTGTTCCGCCAGCAGCAGCATTCATACCTTCCATAGTATCAACACCATACTTCTGCACAGCACCCTTAGACATAACAAATTCACCAGGAGTTAGCATAGCAGGAACAGTATCCCTATCGCCTTGTCCACGAACCTTTCCACCCTTATTAAAGTTCTGTGGTTCTTCATCACCACCACTAAACATATTACCAACACCTGCCGTCATTGCAACTGTAGAACCAACTTGCAAAACAGTTCCTAACAGTTTACCTTTTGGACCACCCAACAATCCTGCAAGTTTACCAGCACCTTTAAGTCCCTTTGCAGCTAGCAGTTGAGCAGCAAGTGCAACCAATTTAATTGTACCTTTTATTGCAACTCTGGTTAGAAATCTTACAAACCTACCTAGACCTGTTCCAAAGACAATATATAAAGTTAATAATTTTTTCCAGTTATTACCAAAAAATTTAACGACGCTATCAATCTTACCAGCATTAGCAGGATTACCAAACCATTTGAGTATGTTTAAAAGTATCTTTCCTAAAATTAATCTTTTTATAAAACCAAATAGTTGACCAAATATACTTTGAACAGGAGCAATGATTTTCTTAGCAGCACCTTTTAAAAATCCTGTTACCTTTCCTAATCTACTCTCTTCATTATCTCTCTCTTCATCTTCTAATTTCTGTTTATTAAGTTTTACATTTTCTGCTTCAATTTTTGACTGTTCCTTTAGAGTACCCTCTATAGATGTTACCTTCTCTGCAATTAAACTTACAGTCTCATCTAATCCATCAGTAACTAATTTCTTATTTGGTTTCTTTTTATTTTCCTCCTCTAATTTTAATACTCTACCACGAGTATCTCTCACTATACGTGATAATCTACCCACCTTGGTTTCCATACCTTTTGGGCCAACATCACCTTTCTCCTCATCATCATTAAAAATCCCACTAATATCTGGATTCTGTGATTTATCAGGTGACTTATCAGGTGTTCTATCCTTACCTAAAAAATCTCCTACATTTATTTTTGTTTTCTTTACCTTAAAAGATTGTCTACCCTTAGAACGACCAGTCTTCTTACTAAACCGATCTATCATTGCCTGATTATCTTCAACAATCAGTTCTCCTGTTGTATCATAGGCAGCACTCTTCTCATCATATCCTTCCAACTTTTTAATCTTATCTTGTATCTCATTTGGTTCAGTATCAGACGCAAGAAAAGTATCCCATTGAGCATTGGATAAGGACTTTACGCCCTTGGCATCAACTTTCTTTAATACTGCTAATAGAGATAAGGTTCTAGGCATTCTGTTGTTGCTTTTGCTTTTGTTCTTCTTCTTTAAGATGTTGTTGAAGAAGTATCACATAAATGTCTCGCTCCCAAGGCATCATATTTTCAATCTCACTCAAACTATATTTATGGTATTGCATTAACGAAAAATTAAGTTTGAAGTAACCCTCAAGACTCAAATGCACCAGAGCTAACCGAAAAAAGATGCTAACCCTTCAAGTACCACATCACTTTCCTTTTTAGTATTCGGATTCTTCACCTTAATAGTATGAGATAATTTAGGCATAGTCTCAAAGAAATTTTCAATCTCTTTAAATTGAGCAGAATTCATTGACTCAAGAAACTCATTCAACTCTTTCTTAGTACAATCAGCTGCAACCCATACTTCTTCTTCAGTATAGATCTTATCAATACATGTTCCAATCAATTCAAATGATTGATCCATCTGATTAGCACCTTCACTAAAATCAAAATTGTTTTTAATGAATTGCTCTAGAGAAGGATACTTCAATTCCATCATAATATTATCATCAAGTTTTACCTGATTGGTATGTCCATCAGTACGTTGAATTTTAATATCATCAATAGGAATATTCTTTTTAACTTCAGTAACTTCATCATCAGGGCATATTAAATTAACTTCAATAGTCTCACCTACAGACTTACCACGAATGTTCAAAAACAAATACTCTATATCAAAAGTTGGCAATGTCTCAACCTTAATCCCCTTTGTTAAAACACAACTCTTAATTACTGCTTTAATAGCATTAGTAATTTCTTTTGTATTTTCACTTTCAAGAGCTATTAATAAAACCTTTTCTTCTTTAACTAAAAAAGGTCTAAACCTAACAGGCTTTTCTGTAGAAGGTAGTACCAACTCATATGTCGGAGTCGAAATCTTTGGTAAAGGCATGATATTCTTATAACAATGTCAGTGTATTTTATTTAGTAGGTTTTATTGATCTCCTATAAAGTTACCATCCTCATCATAAAAACTTATAGACTCAATTTGTTCCTGAGTTATTACCTCACCTTCATTACCTGTAGTAGTAGGATCTCCAGCAACGCCAGTCGTATTCACTCCATTACCTCCATCTTCCTCTACCACAGGTTCAGGAACACTTGGTATTAGAGGTGAACGAACAGGTTCTGTTCTATCTACTTTAAATGTATTATGCATAATATATCTTATATAAGAATAAGTAACTGTACACTTTAAAACTTGAGCATCGCCATATGATAATGGCATTGAATTAATAGCCGTAGGAAAAGTCCTAATAAATTCATAAGTCAACTCCCTATCTACTTCAGCAGCAAGTGTAGGAGCAATAAATTCTTCACCTTTCTCAAATTTTTTAACAAGTAAACCAGGACTATCTACCATATACGCATCAGGATAAGTCATTCTATAAAAATAATTAGAATTTCTCAACTTATCTAATGATGCTGCTTTACTAGGATCTTCACCTGCAATATATGCTATATAAGATTCAAAAAATCTTATAGGATAATATGAAGAAACACCTTCAGCATTAACATAAAAAGTTAAATTTAATTTCTGATCATAGACTTTTCTATGAGGCATCTGCTCTGTGACACCTGAGTAATCATTATCTACATTAAATGTTATTAAATTATTTCCTGGTAATACTGCTTCAGTACATAATATTGTCAAATACTTATTAGGATCTGTATCACCACCCATCAATCCTTGTAAAAATGGTGGTACAGGAAATTGAACCTCAAAGTAAGGAGTTAATGAGGGAGATAATATTGTTTTCTTAATATCATCTACCTTTTTATGGGTTGGTGTTACCCCCAGCTTTGCCATCTAAATAATATTTGACTTACTATATTATATATTATGTATGCCAGAAAGTAAGAAGAGTATTTACAAACCCAAAAATCCAAAAAAATATAAAGGTGATGTTAGAAACATTATCTGTCGTAGTTCTTGGGAAGAACGATTCTGTGGTTACTGTGATCTAAATGAAAACATTATACAATGGGGAAGTGAAGAGTTCTTTATACCTTATAGAGCTCCTGATGGTAAGACCCGTAGGTACTTTCCAGATTTTATAATTAAAGTAAAGGAGAATAGTGGCAAAGTTAAAACCTATGTGATTGAAGTCAAACCATTTAAACAAACCAAACCTCCAAAGAAAAGAAAACAGGTGTCCAAATCATATCTCTACGAATGCAAAACTTATGCTACCAACCAAGCAAAATGGGAAGCAGCTAATGAATGGTGTAAAGATAAAAGAATTGAATTTAAAATTATTACCGAAAGAGAACTAGGTGTAGCATCATGACAGACTCCTTTGGACTTGATGGACTAGAACAACAAGAAGAAGATAATCGTATCAGACAATACCTTAGTGACTTAAACAATAGAACAAATGATCCAGAAGATATGATGCTGGAGATTATGGAAGTTCTTAATACAACTGTTGAACCTATTCCTGAAGTAGGAAAGTTCTATACCTTTGTATATAATGCAAAGACTCCTGGTGTACAATACG